CCTACTCCTGTAACTTGAGGAAATCCTCTTAATCTTACAACAGAATCTGCTGATCTTTGATGGTCTTTAGAATAAACATTTACATAAGTATTACCTGCTGAAATAATAACTTCGAAAGGATCATTACCTAATAAAATTAATTGTGGAGTATCATCTCCTTGAACTCTTGGATTTTGTAAAGCCTGTGGATCTGAACCAACTGGTTTAGGAGTAAGTTGAGGTTGCTTTGCTTCATACTCTGAATAATGAACTAAAGAACCATTCCATTCTCTAACCATTTCAGTATATGGAAATCTTAATCCAGATCTATCTGAAATTGATAATGCTTGTTTACCTCTTGCAAAAACTCCCATTATCCTAATATCCCATCACCATAAAAAGTCTGTGGTGAAATAAATGTAGAAGTCCCTTGGTTATCTGCATCTAATGCTCTTAACATTTCACTTTCATATCTTCTCTCTAATTCTCCAGATCTTTCTGGTGAAACTTTTTGACTTAAATAATATGCAAGACCAGACATCATACATGGATAAAATCTATTTACCACATCTGCTGTATTAGTGTAGGCACCTACATCTTGAATTTTTGCTAAATAATAAAAACAAAATTGAAAGTTAGCTGGAGTGACTGTACTTGATACACTTGAATTAGGTGTTGCATATAAAAAAATACTTGGATTTATTTTTCTATCTACATAATATTGTGAAGGTGTACCTTGAGTTAATTTATTAGGAGTTGCATTATAAACAGATCTACTAATTTGAGTTAATGAAATATCTGAAGGAGCCGTTGGCGTTGAATTATTTCTATAAAAAGATTCTAATACTGAACTTACATCATCTGGAAAATTTTCAGTATCAGCCGCATAACTATATTCTGCTTGACCTAAAATTAAAGGTATTTTTGCAAGTTTTACTTTCCATAAATGAACTCCTCTATTGCCCCATTCTTGAAACATAATATTAAGAGAACGTCTTGCTGATCTTAATTGATAACCTGTTCTAGTTCCCAATGTACCTGTTCTTTCATAGGCTTCTTCTATAATATCATCTATTTGTGGATTAAATTGATTAGTTTCAGAAGTAGGTTCAACTGTTTGAGCTGTATTACCCATACCTGCAGTTACTGCAGAGTAGTAAAATAATACTGGAGCGCCTACTGTTCTTACTGGAGCTACAATAATTGTAATTAATCCTCCTGCTGTTCCTGCTGTTCCAGTGATAGTTACACCATTAGTGTAGTTTGCACCTGCATTATTTGTTCCATCTTTAGTAGATGAAAATAAAAGTTGATTTGAAGTATTTGTAGAATCAGAAGTATCAAAAATGTAAGTGTTGCCTTCCTGTAAATATAAAACAGGAGATACCTCTCCATTAATGAAAAATTTATTAGTACCGGAACCAAAAGCATTCTGGCCAGTGGCAACGGTGACTGTATAAGTTATAGTCGCCATTTAAAATCCTTATCCGCCAGTAATAGTTAAAGTAACACTTCCACCTGCTCCGGCTAAATTATAAACAATTCCATCTTTAAATAAAATACCTGAACCAGGAACATAGACTTCTAATCCTTCAGTTCCAAATTTATAAGTTGCTACTAAATTTCCCGCTGCTGCAGACCCTGCGTCTACTGCATCATATAAAAGTAAAGTAGAAGCCGCCACTCCATATCCTTGAATAGAAGTAATTCTAGCTCTATTTACTCTAGATAAAGTATCTGCACCTATTGTTGCTAAATTTAATGTTGTTTGATCACTTGTAAATGATGCACCCATATTATTTCTCCTTTTAAAATTTGTAAGAGCTCCCGAAGGAGCTCTATTAATTATTTATTATACTAACTCGGGTTGACCTTCACCCGCTTTACCATTGTCTACAACAGTATAAGTAAAGACACCTGTAACAGTTCCTGTTCCTGCACCTGCACCTACTGAAGCTGCGACTGTGGCATTAGCTGGAATACCTCCGGCTATTACTAAAGCACCACCTGCACCCGCAAGAGTTCCTTTTGTAACAGAAGTTACTTCATTAAAGAAACCATCTACATCCGCTGTAGTTCCAATATCAACTGTAGAACCACCACCTGCTGATGCTCCTACTACTAAAAATGAAACAGGTATAGAACCTTCAGGTAACACAAATTCTGAACCTGCTGTTGCTGATGTACCTATTCTTACTGGTGTTAATGAAACTGCAGCTGCTGCTGCGTTGAATGAAATTACTTCAGACATACTTAAAACTGATGGTGTAACTCCTGATGATTTATCTTGTCCGCCGTATGATCTTACTTTTCCTTGAAACGATGTTGTTGCCATGATTATATTCTCCTAGTTATTTGAATACCGTCTCTAGGCCGTCGACTATACTGCGTCGATATCCAAAATTAATTTATTGTATAGTGAGCTATTTATACAGTATTTTTAAGTAGAGTGCAAGAGATCCTGTAGTAAAAGTGCGATTTCAGCGATGTAGCTTTGTGTCTTAAGTAGCTACAGAAACTTGTGGAGCTGTATTTTCAACTCTATTCTGCAAAGTAGCAATTCTAGCTTCTTCAAGCTTTATGTCAGTAACGACTCTTTTAATCAAATCGTCAATCTTGACCATGTCAAGAGTATACCTATTATTATCTAGGTGCTCCTGTTGCCACTTCAACTCCAAGGACCTTTTTTGTGTGTATAGGTCTTGTATCATCTATAACCTCCTCATAAGTTATTCGACTAATCCCGTCATTATAATTACTTCCGAGATTCTCCCACACTATACTGTTTTCTCCTAGTTTGTCAAGTACTGCTTGTTCAACACTTTTAGCTGTATCTTCGTCATGCTCAATATTGAATTTTGCATGGTGACTATAGGCCCAGATATTTATGGAAGTTTTTTTCATTTTTACACCTTTATTAATTTTTACTCTATCATAAAAAAGGCGACTGTAAAGCCGCCTTTTAAAATTATATATTATTTATTATGCGCCTCTAGATCCGTAGATTCCTCTAGGGTCAGAGAAACCAAAAACGTATCTCTCTCTAGCTTTGTATCTAACATTACCAGTATCGAAGTCACCTTCCATAGTAGTTTTGATAGGCGATCTATTAAAGTGTTTTAGACCATTTGGAACATCAGTTTTAACGAACCATGCATCAGTGTCAGTTAGGTAATGGTTTACTGAATAACCTCCAGCTATCATTCCCATGTTTTTGATTGCATTGATATCATTATCTGCAGTTCCTGTTCTACCAACTGTATTTAACAATCTGTCAGCTGTGAATTGCAATTGAGGTGGAATGATCATTTTCATTCCTCTCGCCGCAATTTTCAAACCTCTTTCATCTGTGAAAGCAGAAATGTCAATTATAGCTTGCTCTAGAGAAGTTTCGTTTAAATCCGCAGCTGTTGCTGGTTCATTAGCGAAAGTTCCTGCTAAAGTAGGGTGAAGTCTAGAACAAAGTTCTACTCCGTCACCACCTGCAAAAGCTGCAGTGAACGCATTGTTCAATACTGCCGCACCTTTTACATTTTTAGTAGACGCCATAGATCTTGCTAGTGCTTTTGTATATCTAGACGCAAGTCTGTCATACAAGTTATCCTCAATCGCTTCTTCAGTGATTGCGAACGCTAGCGCGATCGTTTCGTTAGTGTATCTTGCAGTGAACGTTTCTTGTGCATCGTCAAACTGAATGCCTTGACCTTCAGGTTTAACTGCTGCATTTCCGAAACCAGATAACATCACTTCTTCTTCAAACGCTCTGTCTGAAGATTCCGTATCAAATATCTCTTTTGTTTCATCTGCGTATTGTCTGTACTCAAGTCCGAATAAAGCATTCAAACCTGGTTCTAGTTCTTTAACTAGTTGTGCTCTTGATATTGCCATGTTTTTTTATCTCCTTATTAAGATTAAGCGTATAGGCCAGCTCCGCCAGCGATTGCAACAACAACGTTTCCACCTGCAACAGTGAAGTCTTTGTTCTCGATATCATTAGCGTAACCAATTAATTTAAACATTCCAGTTGAAGCCGCAGAAGCAATATTTAGTTTAGCAACTGATTGCCCACTTTTATTGTCTGTAGCTGTATAGTTTAGAGTGTTGAAGTTGTTAGCACCACCGATTAGGGTTTGTGCAACAGCTGCATCAGCTTTAATAATATACTGTTGGAACGGATTGTTGATTACGAACGCTGAAATTTCATTTGTTCCAGTGTTATAATCCACAGATGTAGTTTGACCTGCAACAATGTTATTGCTGAAAGTTGGTTTTCCAGAAGCGTCAATAAAGAATGCTCCGTTAAACACACCGGTTAGAAGTGCATCGGCATTAT